GCCTTATTTTTCAATATGCTTCCTTCAATAACTCCCGTTCGCTGCACTTCTTCCTCGCCGCTTGGCCTGTTGTAGGTATCTGGTTCACCGCTCTTGGTGTTTCTACGATGGCATTTAACCTGAATGGTTTTAACTTTAACCAATCTATCGTTGATAGTCAGGGTAAAGTTATCAACACTTGGGCTGATGTTCTCAACCGTGCTGGACTCGGCATGGAAGTGATTTCTTAAATGTAGTCACCCTGAAACAGGAATGTTTCTTGACGAAACTGGGTTAAACGGGGAAACTCTCAAGTAGACAATCCCGTACCAATCCGAAGAGGACATAGGTTCTTCGGCAGGTCTAACGACTAGGTAGTGAGTTCCAACAATAATCTACCCACGAATGCCCAGCATCCAGAACGGATGAAGAGATAGTCTGGACTCTATGGCGACATAGAGAAGTAAAGAATAAAGAGTCTTTACGATAACAATAACGGCATGAAAGAAACGCCCACAACTTCCCTCTTGACCTTGCTGCAGCAGAAGCAACTCCAGTTGCTCTTACTGCTCCCACAATTGGTTGAGATGTGATATAATTAAGAGACCCTCTTGGGTCTCTTTTTTTATAAATAGTAATGAGTTTGGAATAGAGGTTATTGTAAATGGGTAGAGGAACAAGTAAAAAATGTATAAATGCCCTTTCTAAACTAAATGAAGAAAGAGAGAAAAAACTTATAGAAAAATATCCACCAGAAAAAATAGTATCTCTTTACCAAGAAGGTAAAACTATGAAAGAGATAAAATTTATTCTCGGATGTGGATTGGTATGGATAAAAAAATCTTTAGAAAAAAATAATGTTAAGATAAGAATTAAAAATGATTATGGAAACCCTTCACAAGCACCTGATTTTGCTGAAAGAGTATTGAGTAAAAGAAGAAGTTATAGTGGAGAAAATAATCCAAATTATGGAAAACCTTGCTCTCAAAAGGCAATAGAAGCAACCAAAAGAGCAAACACTGGTAAACCAAGTCCAAAAAAAGGAAAACCTTTTCCACAATCAGTTGGTTGGGTCTGTAAAGAACCTGACCGTCCAGATAAACTTTATTTTATAAAACTCCATAATGGAAAATATAAAGTTGGTAGATCTTATAGGGGATGGTTATATCGTAAAAAAGAAACTGCCGAACTTCTTGGAGAATGGTCTGGTAAATCAATAGATATATGGAATTTAGAAAAGAAAGTATTGAAACAGTTTTCTCAATATAAAGCACCTTTAACCGAAATGAGTATGGGTCGTGGAATGACCGAGCACTTTTTAAATATCTTACCAATTCAAGAAGTTATTGATTTTATAGAAGTGAGCACTAATACTTATTGACCTATTTGTTAAAAAATGTTAAGATAAATATGAGAAATAACAAAAGGAGGCTATGACTTCTTCTACACTTTCACGACCTATTTCACAAAGGGGGTGGTTCGATGTCCTGGATGATTGGCTTAAGAGAGATCGTTTCGTTTTTGTTGGCTGGTCTGGACTTCTTCTTTTTCCCACTGCTTACCTTGCTCTTGGTGGTTGGCTTACTGGGACAACTTTCGTTACGAGTTGGTATACTCACGGGTTGGCAAGTTCCTATCTTGAGGGTGCAAACTTTCTTACTGCGGCAGTTAGTACTCCAGCAGACGCTATGGGTCATTCTCTTCTTCTGCTCTGGGGTCCTGAGGCTCAAGGGGATTTCGTCAGGTGGTGCCAACTTGGGGGACTCTGGCCTTTTGTGGCACTCCACGGAGCCTTCGCTCTTATAGGGTTTATGCTTCGTCAGTTTGAGATTGCCCGTCTTGTAGGTATCCGTCCTTATAACGCAATCGCATTCTCTGGTCCCATCGCAGTATTCGTTTCTGTATTCTTGATGTATCCTCTTGGTCAATCCAGTTGGTTCTTCGCACCTTCTTTTGGAGTTGCTGCTATCTTCAGGTTCCTTCTGTTTCTTCAGGGTTTCCACAACTGGACTCTCAACCCCTTCCATATGATGGGAGTTGCTGGTATTCTGGGTGGAGCACTACTCTGTGCGATTCATGGAGCAACAGTAGAAAACACGTTATTTGAAGATAGTGATCAAGCAAACACTTTCAAAGCATTTGAACCAACTCAAGAGGAAGAGACGTATTCTATGGTTACTGCGAACCGATTCTGGTCTCAGATCTTCGGTATTGCTTTTAGTAATAAGCGTTGGTTGCACTTCTTTATGCTTTTCGTTCCAGTTATGGGTCTCTGGACTTCTTCTATCGGCATCATCGGTCTTGCTCTTAACCTCCGTGCTTACGACTTTGTATCTCAGGAGATTAGAGCGGCAGAGGATCCAGAGTTTGAGACGTTCTATACGAAGAATATCCTCCTTAATGAGGGACTTAGAGCGTGGATGGCACCAGTAGATCAACCTCATGAGAACTTTGTGTTCCCAGAGGAAGTTCTACCAAGAGGCAACGCACTGTGACCGCACAGTATCTTCTATACTTGGTCATCTTCGCATTCGCACTTATCGTTATTTTTACTGAAGACCACGATGACGATGATGACCAAGATGGAGGAATCCTGCAACCTGCATATTCACAAGGAGGGGCTTGACTCCTCCTTTTTTATGTCCTTTTAAGTATTTTGTATTGATTTCCAGACAACCATTAAGTTATGTTTTAATAAATAAAATTTCAAGGTTTTGTTCTATAAACTATGATATTAGATCTGGCACATACGATTGCAGATTATACGATTTGTGGGGAAGGTAATGTATCTGAAAGAGTTGATAAAGATACTTTTTTAATTAAGGCAAGTGGTACAAGTCTTCATACACTCTCCGAAGAAGATTTGACCTTATGTAATACAAATGGAGCACAGATAGAATTAAGTCATAAGAAACCAAGTATTGAGACACTGTTTCACGCTTGGATTATGAAAACTTTTCCAGAGATTAACTATATCGCTCATAGTCATCCACCATATACCACACAGATTCTTTGTTCTGATGCAGCAGATGATTTTGCGAATCATCGTTGGTTTCCAGATCAAATTGTAAGAAATGGTCCTAAGTCTTGTTTAGTTCCTTATGCTCCTCCTGGAGAAAGAATTCTTGCATTGGTTGAGGAATATGTAACCAAGTTTGTGAATGAGGAAGGATATTTTCCTAAACTAATTCTTCTCAAAAATCACGGCATCATTACAGCATCTCCTTATCAGAAAGATTGTGCATCTGCAAGTTTGATGTGTGAGAAGTCTGCTGAGATTTTTGTTGGTGCCAAACTTCTTGGTGGTGTTCATTTCTTACCACAAGAAGAAGTTGAACATATTGAAAACTGTCCTGGAGAAAACTATCGTCGTAATATGTACTTTGAAGAATGATAACATCAGAAACACCCTATAAACTCGCAGAGATTATTCGTGATACTTGGCCAGGTCTTTACAGAAAACCAGAACCATCTTATAATGAAGAAAAGGAAATAAAAGATGAACAAGTATCGTGATGAGTATTTTTCAGTGATTGATAAAAGAACTGGAAGAAAGATTCTGGACTGTGGCGAAGAGTCTGATGCTCTTGAAATGGTTTCCTTTGATCCACATAACAGAACTTATACTCGTAATAAGTTTCTGATGGGACCTGTTGTGGATGTTGAGATTCCAAAGGCATTACCAACTAATGAGATTGTTGTGAATATGGATGGTGGAGTTGGCGGTTCTTGGGAAGTGAAAGAACTGCCACAAATCAAACTTCCAGAAAGTCAAGCAGAACCAGTGGTTGTGTAAAATGCTAAAAAAGATACAACACTTTCTTGAAAGAGATCAAGACATTACTTATTACGATGAGATCCATTATATTTTTATAACACTGAAGGAACTTGTTTTTGTTATTGGATCAAAGAATAAATAATTTTAAAGAGTCTGTATTCAGATGGAAGAGATTTATAGTTTAAAACCAGCATCAATATTTGAAGTTGGTGATGAGGAATTCTTCTTTGAAAGAGAAGAAGAAGGTCATAGTGATTATATCAATTCTGGGAGTCATTATGAACTCTTCTATGCTATTTCAAAATATTATGACCCAGATAGTATTTTAGAAATCGGAACAAGAAATGGATACAGTCTTTATTCTTTATCTTTGGGTTCGACCACTTTAAATAAAATTGTTGGATATGAACTGGATAGTGAATCTGCTACTCGGACTGAAGAGAATTTGACAGAATCTCTTGCAGAAAATATTGATATAAGAGTCGAAACAATTAATAGTCAAGAACTAGAATCTTTAGACGATAGTTATTATCTGATTCATATTGATGGCGATACAACTTTTGAAGGAAGATATCATGACCTTGAATTAACTAAAGGTAAGGCAAGAGTTGTATTGGTTAGTGACTTCTTTAGTGAAAGGAGTGGTAGAGATGCTGCCCAAAGATTTGTTTATGATAACCGCCACATTATTAAGAAGACCCACGTAATCGAATCTCTAAGGGGTCTTTACATTATTGAGTATGTTGGATAAATAATTCAAATCGCAATCGCTTATGGGACCTCTACACTCTCCAAAAGAATACTTGTTTCAGTTACACGCAACAAGTTCTGGGGAGGCGAAACGAATGTGGAGGCAACATATAAAAGAACAGTGGAATCATCAATGTGCTTATTGTGGGTCGGAGGAGAGACTCACAATTGATCACATTATCCCTCAATCAAAAGGTGGAGCAGACTTTACAAAAAACGTAGTCTGTTGCTGTCATGATTGTAACCAGTCGAAGGGACATGAGCACTGGAAATTATGGTTTGTTCAGCAAGACTTTTATAGTGAAGAAAGATTTAATAAAATAGAAGAATGGATGAAACCAGACCCTCCTCTTAATCTGTTTAAATACAGACCAAGAAGAAATAATGCTTCGTAGATTTTTATAAATAAACCAGAATAGTAAATACTGTTCCTTCTGGTAGATACCGAATGTGTTAAATGGCCGATCCAATTATTAGGTTTAAAAGATCAGCAGTCCCTGGTAAGAAGCCAACTTTAGAGCAACTTCCTCTAGGTGAGCTAGCCATTAACACATATGACGGTAGAATTCTTTTAAAGCAGGATAGAAACGGGGTTGGGATTGGCACCAGAATTGTAGAAGCTGGTGCAGCAACAACCGCTGGTAAGACACTATTCGTTACAATGAATGGTTCGGATGATAATACTGGTCTGAACCAAATTGATTCAAAAAGGACAATTGGTGCCGCAGTTTCTGCTTCTGGTCCATATGATACGATAAGGATTTTCCCTGGAACATATGTTGAGAGTAATCCTATCAACATGTGTGATAACCTTGGAATCGAAGGTGCAGAACTTAGAAACTGTATAGTTACTCCATCTGACCCATCAAAAGATTTGTTTTATATGGGCAATGGTTGCCATATAACAAACATCAGTTTTATGGGGCAACCATCGACAAATGGTGCGGCGGTTGTTTCACTAAGACCACTATTAGGAACTGCAGCAGACAGATATTTTGATGCTGCTCGAATGATTCGTAATAATATTGAATTTATTGCTAGAGAAACAGTAGGGTATATTACAAGCACAGATTATAGAAATCCTGCATTCAATATCGGAATTGGAACAGTCAATAATTGTATCGAAGATATTCGTTCAATTTGGAATTGTGTTTGCCACGACATTACCAGAGGTGGCAACTCCAAGTGTGTAGGTGCAGGTAAGTCATATTACAATGGTGGTGCAATTCAACATATTGTTGGTGTAAAGACAGAAACGATTGATGCAATTCAATACTCTGCAGGCATTGTTAGATCGATTATCAATAACGCTACTTGGGGTAGTAAGTCTGCTGGTATTGGAAGTCTATCAGTTACTAATGCAACTTATGATAGAACAACTGGTGTTACAACAATTACCGTAGCAAATCACGGACTTTTAAAGGATGATCCTGTAAAAATTATCGGTCTAGGATTTACTTGTAATTCTGGACCTGGAACAGTCATTTATCCAGATGGTTCTTTCGGATATATTTTCCCAGTCAAGAGTGTTGTTGGAGTTAATACGTTTGAAGTTGTGGTTGGTGTATCCACATTGGACCACTTCTATACGTCTGGTGGAACAGTTGAGAAATATACAAATTATCAGAATGAATTTACTCAGGTAAAGGATCTATCAATGCAAGCTGATCCTCTAACTGGATTTAATAATAGTGTGAATAGTTGTGCTAACGTTGTATCTGCAATTTATTCTTGCGTTGGGATTGTTACTACTATTATTGATGTCGGACTTTCTGCAAGTGGAATCAATACAAACTATCCTGGTAATAATGGTGCAATTAACTCAGGAATTCTAACATCTTCATTAAGTCCTCTGCAAGGAACTGGTCCAGTTACAAAAGGACCTTATGTTAGAAACTGCACCAACTTTATTCCTAATAGTATTGGAGCTAAAATTGATGGATTCAACTCTGAAGTAGGAGACCAAGGAGACATTGGTATTCAGGGTGCATTCCACGTTGATTCCTATACACAATATAATCAAGGTGGAATTGGTGTTTCCATCACAAACGGTGCTTATGCTCAGTTGGTTTCTATCTTTACTATTTGTACTGACCGTGCAATTTATACTGGACAAGGCGGACAGTTAGACCTTACAAACTCTAACTCTTCATTTGGTAGAGAAGGTCTTGTATCTGAAGGTGTGGGTGATGAAACTACAAAATCAACTGATAGATATACCGCAGGACTTACAACCCTGACAACAAGGGGTGATAATGTTGTCGTTCTCTCTGGGGTTGGTACATTCAGACCTTATTCTGGACAATCAGTTTATTTTGATAAGAAGTATTACTCAGTTCAGTCCGCAACAGTTACAAATCCTGGAGCAGGATATTCAACACCACCTTTGGTTACTGTTACTGCACCAACTGGTCCTGGTAACGCAATTCCTGCTCAGCTTACTGCAAATCTTAATTCTCTTGGTGGAGTTGATAGTATTAACATACTTACAACTGGATTCCAGTATGAGTTAGATAGTCCTCCAGTAATTACAATTGCTGCCCCTGTTGGTGGTGGAGTAACAGCAACTGCAGAACCAGTGCTATCTCCAATTTATTATTTGATTGATTCTGCAACTCTTCCATCATCTGGAATCACAACAGTCTCTCTGGTACAGAATCTAAATAATGATGTTGGAGCAGGATTAACTGCATATTTTGCTAGACAAAGTTTGCAAATCGCTTCTTCACATTCTTTTGAGTATATTGGTGCTGGAAATGCAATTGAAACTGCAAGACCTTCTAAGGGTGGAGTGACAGTTCAAGAAAATGAAGTTGTAAAGATTGATGGTGGTGAGGTCATTTATACGAGCACTGACCAAGATGGTAACTTCAGAATTGGTGATGGTGTTATAATCGACCAAACTACAGGAACAATTTCTGGAGCAATTTATGTTAAGAGTTTGTTCAGTCAGGTTACCCCATTCATTCTAGCTCTAGGAGGAGATTAATTAAATGGCAGCAGCATCGGCAGCAGTAAATACTTTTCAGACGGTAACACAAACCGTAGGAACTTCAAACGCAGTAGTTTATACTGCTCCTGTTGGATACACAGGAGTAGTTCTTTTGGCTCAATGCACAAATATGGGAGCTACGACTTATACAATGACATTAAATTTCCGCAGAGATGGATCTGACACTCCTTTAATTAAGGATATTCCTATTGCACCTAATGACACTGTTAATCTACTTGCAGGAAAATTAGTATTAGAAACTGGAGACTCTCTGGTTACCTCTGGTAGTAATGCAACGAATTTGAAATTTTTAACTAGTATTCTAGAAACTTCTAACCTCTAATTCGTAGAATAAAATGGCAGGTCCAATAAGATATCTCAGCGGTAGAAACGAACTTGTACGCATTGGTATTCCTGATTATACCGAAAGTAGATCAGTATTACAAATAACTGGTAGAGTCGGTATTGGCACAACCAATGCAACTAGTGACTTGTATGTTAAAGGTGGTGCAGAAATCACTGGTATTGTTACCGCTAGTTCTTTTGTTGGATCTTTTGAGGGTGAAGCAACAACTGCTGGATATGCAAAGACAGCAGGTGTCTCTACATATGCTTCTTCTGCTGGAATTGCAACTTATACTCCTACCGCAGGATTCTCAACGTATTCTGGTCAAGCAGGTTTCTCCACTTATTCTGAAGTTTCTGGAATCGCTACATTTTCTGATTATGCGACTTCTGCTGGTGTAGCAACTTATGCCGCTTCTGCTGGCGTAGCAACTTATGCACCAAAGGCTGGATTCTCTACATATTCTGGTCAAGCTGGGTTTTCAACCTACGCACAAATTTCTGGAATCTCTACGTTTTCTGGTTATGCCACAAATGCAGGTGTGGCAACCTATGCTTTTGTAGCTGGTGTATCTACATATTCGGGCCAAGCAGGATTCTCAACGTATTCTGAAGTTGCTGGCATTGCAACATACGCTGAGGTTGCTGGTATTGCAACTTATGCTCCCCTATCTGGAATTTCAACTTCTGTTATTGGTGGAATTGCAGATCTGACAAGACTGTCAGTAAGTGGAGTATCCACTCTAGGTGGTGGTCTTACTGTAAGTAAGGCACTAGATGCACAGAATATTTTTGTATCTGGTCTAAGCACATTCTCTGGCAACGTATCATTTGGTGCCTCTGCATACTTTGGTGATAATGATAGATTGTATTTTGGAAACACTCCATCTTTGGATATTTATCATTCATCTGGTCAATCCTACATTAGGGATATTGGTGCTGGTAATTTAAGATTGGAAACTAATGGTGCTGCAGTTGTTATTGCAACCACTGAGGGTGAAACTATGGGTTCATTCATAAGGAATGGATCAGTAGAACTCTATTACGATAATTCCAAAAAGTTAGAAACTGTTGCAACTGGTTCGACTGTTTATGGAACTCAGTTTGCCAATCAACTTTCAATTACTGGTGTTTCAACATTTGCTGATAATCTTGATATTGGTGATAACGAACTAAGATTTGACTATGGGGTAGCAACTCCTACTGGGTCAATCATTAGAACTTCTGTAGTATCAAAGGATGTTGATATTTTCAGAGTCAATGGTCTTGCTAATGGTATAAGTGGAAATAGTGCAGACTATGGATTTAATATTAAGTATTTTGGAACAAGAGGTGGTAACAATAAGTCTTTATCTATTTTATCTGATAACCAAACTGGGGCTCAAGTAGAAGCAATTTCAATTCTTCAGGATGGAAAAGTTGGTATTGGCACAAGCCTTGCAACTACAGAACTTGATGTTTATGGAGAAGTAAGAACTCAAGATCTTACTGTTCTTTCTAATGCAACTTTTGCTGGAGTAAGTATTTCTGATGCCCTTGGAGGATCTCTTAATGTAACTGGTATTGCCACATTCGGAACAGACATCTATGTCGGTCAATACATTTATCGCTATCAAGATATTTCTGATGATACTTTTATTAGATTAACGGAAGATAGAATCAGAATCAATGCTGGTGGAGTTCAATTAGTTGATATTTTTGAAGGAGCACAAGATTATGTAAAACTTGGAGATGGATCTGATGTTGATATCAACTTAAATGATGATGTATTCGTTGAAGGTTTGACTGGTTATGTTGGTATTAATACAACATTACCATCTAGACATTTAGATGTTGCTGGTGCAATCAGACTTCAGGGAGCACTTTACGATAAGAATAATCAAGCTGGAACAAGTGGTCAGGTTCTTATCTCAACTGCAGATGGCATTGATTGGGTAGATGGTGCTCCTGCAAATGCAATCACAGGTATTACAATTCAAGATGAAGGTGTTCAGGTAGGAACTCTTGGAGCTGTAACGATTGTCAATTTCGTTGGTAGTGGAATTACTGCCAGCTCTTCTGGAAATATTTCAACAATCACTGTTCAGGCAACCACTGCTGCAGGTAGTAACCAGCAAGTCCAATATAATGATAACGGAATTTTTGCTGGTGCTGCAACTCTTGTTTATGATTCTGCAGCAAATCGTGTTGGTGTTGGAACCAATGTGATGAACAGAACCCTCACCGTAAATGGTGAGGCTGGAATTTCAAGTAATGTTTATGGTTATCGTTTCTTTGCAACTGAGACCATTCCAAGTGCAACCAATGAACTTGTAACGAAGAACTATCTGGACAACTTCCAGTCTGCGATTACAATTCAGAAGTCTGTGTCTGTTGCAACGACTTCAAATCTTTCTTCATATTATGATAATGGTTTTGCTGGAGTTGGAGCAAAGCTGTGGGGTGTTGGGATTGGAACACTTATAGTTGATGGTGTTACATCTATATTTGATGAAAGAATTCTTGTTAAAGATCAAACGAATTTATTTGAAAATGGTATTTACAACATCACAAGAGCTGGTAGTGGATCTACTTCTTGGGAATTAGTCAGAGATGCAAATTATGATGAAGATGCTGAAATTGCTCCTGGTGACTTTACATTCATTGGTGATGGTGTAATTAATGGCGGCACTGGTTGGGTTCATATCACAAGGGGTAATGTCGGTGTTGGTACATCGGCATTAGAATGGACACAATTCACAGCTCCAACTCAAACTCTTGCTGGTGCTGGTCTTTATAATAGTCTTGTCACTGAACTGGCTGTCGGTACAGCAAGTACATCAAGAATTGTTGTTAATGCTGACGATATTGATTTAGCAACTGTTGCAACTTCTAAGTCTTCACTAACAAGCGGTGATACTTCTTTTGTTACTCAAATTAATGTTGATTCTTATGGAAGAGTAACTGGCGTTATTACAAGCAATACTCATACATTTGCAACTGATACTACAAAAGGTATTGCTGCATTTGATGCAACTAATTTAACGGTTTCTTCGGGAATTGTATCTGTTGCTCAAACTCCAAAACTCACTGGAGTAAATGTCAGTGGAATCAGCACTCTTGGAATTACAACAACTACAGTATTACATGCTTCACAGTTTAGTTCTGCTGGATTAATTACTGCCTTTAGTGGAGTTGCATTTAAGGGACCACTTTATGATACTGTTAATCAAGTTGGAACAACGACTTCAGTTCTTACCTCTACAGGAGTTGGAGTAACCTGGTCGCTGATTGAAGAAGTTGCTCTCCAAGGTCGCCAGGGTGTTCAAGGTGTCCAAGGCACTCAAGGTGTTCAGGGTGTTCAAGGCGTTCAAGGTCAGCAGGGTCTTCAAGGTCGTCAGGGTGTCCAAGGCACTCAAGGAACCCAAGGTACTCAGGGTGTTCAAGGTATTCAGGGTGAGCAAGGTACTCAAGGTGTTCAAGGTATTCAGGGTGAGCAAGGAACTCAGGGTATTACTGGCGCTCAAGGTGTTCAGGGCGTTCAAGGCACTCAAGGTCGTCAAGGTATCCAAGGTGTTCAAGGTACTCAAGGTACTCAAGGTACTCAAGGCATCCAAGGCGTTCAGGGTGAGCAAGGTACTCAGGGTATTCAGGGTACTCAAGGTATTCAAGGAACTCAGGGTCGTCAGGGAATCCAGGGTGTTCAAGGAACTCAAGGTGAGCAGGGTCTTCAAGGCGAACAAGGAACTCAAGGTCTTCAGGGTCGCCAAGGTATTCAGGGTCGCCAAGGTATTCAGGGTGATGTAGGTACTCAAGGAACTGATGGTGCTCAAGGTGTTCAGGGTCGTCAAGGTGTTCAGGGTGTTCAAGGTCGCCAAGGTACTCAAGGAACAGTAGGAGACCAAGGAACTCAAGGCATTCAGGGTGAGCAGGGAGTACAGGGGACACAAGGTATTCAAGGATATCAAGGTATCCAAGGTATTTCTGGAAACAAGGGTGGTGTTAATTATCAATTTAGTACAACTACAACAAATTCTGACCCAGGCACTGGATTCATCAGGTATAACAGCGGAACAATTGGATCAGTAAATGCAATTTATATTGATAACCAAGATTATTATTCAAACTTACAAACTGGTTGGTATGGAATCTGGGATGATTCAACAAGTACTGTCAAGGGATACTTAGTAATTACATCAGCTTCTCCAACTGGAACAATAGTTAATGTATGGCAAATTGATTCAGTAACTAATAGTACTGGTTACTATACTATTGGTGTTACCTTTATTTCTGGAACTTTACCTTCTAACAATGAACTACTTTCTGTAGAATTTAGTAGAACAGGTGATCTTGGTCAGCAAGGAATTCAAGGTGTCCAAGGCACACAAGGTCGTCAAGGTATTCAGGGTATTCAAGGTAATTTTGGAGAACAAGGTGTTCAGGGAACTCAGGGGACACAAGGTGAGCAAGGTATCCAGGGTGTTCAAGGAAGACAGGGGGCTCAAGGAATCCAAGGTGAGCAAGGCACTCAAGGTCGTCAAGGTATTCAAGGTGTTCAAGGTGTTCAGGGTCTATTAGGTACTCAAGGTACAGTAGGTCAGCAGGGAACACAAGGAACCACTGGTGGTCAGGGTATTCAGGGCATCCAAGGAACGACTGGTCAGCAGGGTGCTCAAGGTATTAAAGGTGAGCAAGGTGTTCAGGGAATTACAGGTGCCCAAGGAACCACAGGAGCTCAAGGTATTCAAGGATTCCAAGGTGTAACAGGTTCTCAAGGAACAGTTGGAACTCAGGGTACAGTTGGTGGTCAGGGTATTCAAGGAACTCAAGGTGTTCAAGGTGTTCAAGGTGATCAAGGTATTCAGGGTCGCCAGGGTCTTCAGGGTATCACTGGAGATACTGGAGCTCAGGGTGTTCAAGGTCGCCAAGGTACTCAGGGAACTGATGGTTCTCAAGGATTCCAAGGTGTTCAAGGTCGTCAAGGCACACAAGGAACTACTGGTGAGCAGGGTGTTCAAGGTGTTCAGGGAACACTTGGAAATCAAGGTGTTCAGGGTATTCAAGGCGTCTTAGGTGCTCAAGGAACTGCTGGTGCAAATGGCACCCAAGGTTCTCAAGGATTACAAGGCAGACAGGGTATTGATGGTGCAACTGGTGCTCAGGGTGTTCAAGGTCGTCAAGGAATCCAGGGAGTTCAAGGAACTCAGGGTATTCAGGGACAGACTGGAACTCAAGGTACTCAGGGTATTCAGGGACAGACTGGAACTCAAGGTACTCAGGGTATTCAGGGTATTTCTGGAACTTTGGGAACTCAGGGTGCTCAAGGTATTCAGGGTAGGCAAGGTATTCAAGGCACAACTGGAACACAAGGAACCACTGGTTCTCAAGGAACGCAAGGAACCACTGGTTCTCAAGGAGTACAAGGTATTACTGGAACTCGTGGTGGTTCCGATTGGACTCCTGTTCTTGTTAATGTAACTCAATCTACTACAGACTCTTCAACATTCACAAAGACTGGTGGCACAAACGCTTCTTGGGATTCCTCAGTCTATTCTGTTCAGGGATATGTTCTTGGTGTCTATGCAACCGCAAGAATATCTTCAACAACTGGTTTTGCAATGTTTGGTCTTAACTCAGACCCAACAACTGATACTAGTTTCTCATCGATTGATTATGCTTTCTACTTTGATAATGGAACAGTCTCAATTTATGAGGGTGGAACTTCTGTTTATTCGTCAGGAACATACACTGCTACGGATACTGCATACGTTCTTTATGATGGAACAACCGTTCGCTATTATCTGAATGGAACTCTACTGAGACAAGTTAATCGCTCTCCAGGAAGTGCTTTATTCCTTGATAGCTCAATTTATACTTCAAACCTTGCATTCAATAATCTTGCCTTTGGACCTATGGGTTCGCAAGGTATTCAAGGTGTTCAGGGTACTCAGGGTATTACTGGTGCTCAAGGTATCCAAGGAATTACAGGTCCTCAAGGGACTCAAGGTATTCAGGGTCGGCAGGGAATTCAAGGTTTTCAGGGGACCACAGGACCTCAGGGTATTCAAGGTAATAATGGAACTCAAGGAACTCAGGGCACTCAAGGTCTAATTGGACCTTCGAATGCAATTCTATCGATAGATGATACTTCGACCACGACTCTATATCCTGTCATGGTCTCAACTCTTGGGTCTAATGCAACACCTAAGAGTAGATCAACTGCGACTGCATTTGCGTTTAATGCAAGCACTAATGTTTTGAGTGTTGCTAACATTGCTGCATCAAACCACTATGACTTCACTGGAACTTACAATATTAACTTAGGTTCTGGTGGCACTGAAGGTCGTGGTCTTGTCGCTGGTTATTCTGGTGGTTCTTATGGTGGTATTGGTTATAACGTAAGGCATACTACAACTAGTGGATCTTATATTGCTCCAGGAACCGATACCTCCTCATATTTACTATTCAACCAAGGATTTACATTCTATAATGCTGCTGCAGGATCTGCTGGTAGATCACTTTCTTACACAACACTTGGTTTATTAACTTCTTCTGGTAATTTTGGGCAACCTGTAGGTGGATCTTTCCATAGAGTCGCATATACTTCAGCGGATAATAGTTACTCTGGAACCTTCTGGTGGAATGGTATTGCTTTTGGAAATAATGGTGACAACTACCTTGTTGCTGGTAGAACAGCAGTTGGAGGTAGATTTAGATTCTATACAAACAACACAAGTGATATTACAAGCAATACAACTCCAGGGGGAACTCTTGCAGTTACCATGGATAATGCTGGTGATACTATTATTGAACAAAATATCCAACTCAAGAATAGACTTCGTGATGGAACAAACAGTGCAGGAACTTCAGGACAACTTCTATCCTCAACGGGAACGGGAACCGTTTGGGTAAATAATACGGGCACAAACGCCTATCATTATTTGGCTATAAATACTGATAAGAATGATGTTTCTGATTATGGAAACCTCAGATTGACTGCAATTACAGGTTCTGATACTTATGAAGCAAATGACACTAACCCACTTGTTCGTGATACAAGAGCACCAATCCTTGCCGATTTCTTTGCTCTTACAGCATCCATATCAATGTCCATCAGTTCGACTGGATACTTACAAGTAACGACAGCGGTATAATAATATGGCAATTACAACAAGTATTATTGGAAAAGTTAGGTATAATGTTAGAGGTGAATATAATACCTCATCATCATATACCGTAGATGATATCGTAACTTATGTTGGTTCCCAATATCTTTGTAAGACAGCAAACTCTAGTGGTTCTCAAGTTCCAGGAGTTGCTTCTTCAGCAATTTGGGAAAAACTTTCTGGTTTGACAAGAGAAAGGGGCGAATGGAATTCTGGAACGGCATATCAATTAAATGATATTGTAACTGTATATCCAGAATATGCATACAACTCTATATGGAAATACTATGATACCTATACTTATATTTGTAAGCAAGCAAATACAAACTATAACCCACTGACAAACGATGGTACTCAATGGGCATTATTATCTGAAGGTGGAATGTATCGAAAGAATGCATTCCTCGCGGGGATGAATGAGGGATATACTCCACCCTACAAGCCACTGTGGAATGCAAGAAGTCAGTCAGTTATTGGAACAATCAATACCGTTTTCTACAACACTGCAGGGTCTTTAATTAGAGAAACAAATACTGTTAATGGTAGAACAGGAAGTCCAAGCACTGCTATGTTAAGATTGACTGCTTCTGGTGGTGGTGGAAGTGGGTTTGTTGGTGTTGCCCATGTTAATGCTGCAACTCTAGCTGTTTTTCAATGTGATATTATTGATCCTGGAAGTGGTTATACTTCAACTCCAACCATCAGTGTAGATACAACTGTTACAGGATACACTGGTGTTTATGGTGGTGGTGCATTACCAACATTTGGTTGTAACGTCACGACTAACTCAACTGATGGTGCAACAGGAAGAACAGTTTTAGTTGGAATGGGTGATAGTATTGGACCTGCTAAGGCGTATGGAACGCACCAGTGTAGATACAATATGCGATATGTAAATCGCAGACATCAATTCGTAAATATTGGAGAAAGTGTTTATACATCTGGAGGCACTTCCACAGATGGTCAGAGTCCAACCGATAATATGTTGGCAATGGCTCAGTTTGTGAATCTTGATTATCTTGATGGTGTCTTACCAACTCCAGATGGTGAATATCCAAAAGTTATTCAAGTTGAAAGTGGTGGATATAATACATTAGTTCTTTTTAATAATGGCGAAGTTCATTATATGGGATATAATGGTAATGGAAATAGTGGAGGTAACTATACTAATAATTTCACGCAACAACCAGTAAGATGTGGATATTTCAATATTAATATTTCTGGAACCACTGCTTTGAGGGGTAAGAGAGCAATTCGTATTGCTGCTGCATCTGGTGGAGATAACAACGAATCCCATGCAATGTATGCACTGATTGAAAATCCCACTGACGGAAGTAGAGAAATCTGGTCATGGGGATACAATGGTTATGGTCAATTAGGTCTTAATGATACCACTAACAGACAGGTTCCAACTCAGATTACTTTTAGTGCTGGTGTTTATGGTAGAGTTGTTTCAATCTGGGCAACTGGTGGAAACTATGGACAACTGTATGTTCTAACTGATCTGGGCCACTTGTATGCATGTGGATACAATGGATATGGACAAATTGGAAATGGAAACACAACAAACCAATCAGTTCTCGTTCGTGTTGATGCCAATGATATTGGAACATTAACTGGAACCAACGGTAGGGTTAGAAAGTTCAGTATAAACGGTGGTGGTTCTCATGGAACTTGTGCTCTACTCAAAGGTAATGGCACAGTCTTTACTTGGGGATATAATGGTTATGGGGGTCTAGGGCACAACCATACCTTCAATACATATGTTCCTGTTCAGGTAAGAACAAGTGGGTACTCTGGTGCATCAAACCCTGTTAGCACATCAGGAAACAAAGGTACAGGACAAGGAACTGCATTTACTGACTGTATTGATGTTTGGCAACTAGGTGGAAACAGTCACATGTTCATGTACCTCACAAGGGGAAGTTCGATTATCAACAATACTTTATACTCTTGTGGTTATAATGGATATTATAATTTAAGTATTTCTCAAAACAGTACAACCAATCAATCAACACTTCAAAACGTTCAAATTAATAATGGAAGTAACGCAACAAATGTAATGTCTGTGACTTCTAATCAAGGTCATAGCAGTTCACACATTCAAGTTGCAATTTATCGTTATGACTCAACATTTGCTGCTAGAGCCAAGAACAATCTTGGTCAATGGTTCCATGGTGGATTTGATAATGGTGTATCTGGCAACTGTCAAAATGATTCTTATAATGCAAGAGGTGACCAAGATCCAAACAGAATTGATGCCAACTTTCGACTAAAAAATAATATGTATGAGCCTTATGCTGCATGGGGCAACTGGTTCTATGATGTATCTGGAACATCTGCTTCAAAGAATGGATTCTATGCAGACCTTAGAACTGGTCAAGTATTTGGGACACAAAATGGTAATACAGGTAATAATGGATATTGTGGAGGACTTGTATCACAAGGTGGTAGAGGCAATATAAATCACATTAGATATACACACATGTAAGGAGGTATAAATCATGGCCGTCGTAACACTAGGAAAAGTTAAATTTGTTCATAGAGGAGCATACGTTCCTGCTACAACTTATAGCAAAGGTGACATTGTAACCTTTGAAGATAGACTTTATATCTACAAAAATGATGTCCCCAAAGCACATGCTCCAATTGTACTTCCAACTTTAAATGGATCAATTGCTAGTTTGGGGATTCAAACAAGCATTGTTACTGTTACTTTTACAGGATTTAATCCTCAAACTCAAACAGCAGGAATTGTAACATCATATTATCCCGAGGCACCAAAAGGTCCATGGAATCAGTCTCCTAGAACAGGTTTAAGACTTTACTCAAAACACTTTGATACTTATGCTGGGATTACCTCAATTGGTACAGTTACCTCAACAACTGCTGTCCTATATCTAACGAGTGTTGGGCTCAATACTGCAGTTGTAACTAATGACCCAATTGTTCTTGGACCAAGAAGAATGATGGGTCAATATGAGATTGCAACCAATGAAGTTGATTGGGACTTATATTCTGATGGAACAGCTCATGTTGGAACATGGTCACAAAGAACCACATATTATCCTGGAGATATTGTTAAGAGAAGGAATTCATCTTACATTTGTGGTGTAGGACATTCAAACGTTGATCCCTTATTTGATCATCTTGGCGCATGGGAAGTATTTTCAAGAGGTGATGACTTAATGCCATCAGACCGTTGCCTTGGATTTGTCAATAACCAACCTTTTGGATGGAAAGGTCATCCATATATTCTTGGACCACAATGGGGAACGGTTAATAGATGGAATGGAAATATTCCTTGGAATACATCTTTAGGAATCGGATCAACTTCAGTCCATGCCTGGAGATGGAATCCAGGATGGAATAAAGGTCATATGTCATATAGAAACTCTGAGCAGTTTATTAATGGCGAGGGCGTCATTATGGCTGAGAGTGGAACTAGTAATGCTTATATGCATAGTGATGGTGGTGCTCACATCGAGGCTCAAGAAAATGATGTACCATATCACATTGATTTTAACAGTGGTGAATGGGCAAACTTTGGAAATAACCCATTCCATATGACGAGAAGAACACCTAGAATTATCCAATCTATGCAAGCTTGGAATGATAATAGGTGGCACCTAACTTCTGATGGCGGAGTTCATGTTTCAGGTCAGTCAAACCATGGTCGTGACGGTTACTCCAACGATGATGGTCAGGCAACTCAAGCTGCATTTACAATTCCTAGAAAAGCATTCAAGAATCGTTCAATCGTAAAACTTGTAACTGGTGGACATCAATCTAGAGACGGTGATGCCCATTGTATTGCTCTTGATGAATATGGTGAGATTCACTGCTGGGGTAGAAACGATACAGGTCAGTGTGGTATTTCTTCTGACTCTGGAACCACTTCTGGTAGTGGTAATTCTCCAGACATTTATTATTTTGAAGATAATGGTATGGGTGTGAACAACCGTGCCTGGTTGATTCATACAATGAATAAAGATTTCTTCTTCGGTGGAAATAGAATCGTAGATATTTGGGCTGGACATAGAACTTCATACGCACTTGATGAAGCAGGAAACCTTTGGTCTTGGGGATACAATCATCAAGGTCAATTGATGTATCCAACAAACAGTGGATTCAGGGATTCTGACCGCTCATATACTCCTCTCAAAGTTCCCGTCAATTGGAACACTTATGGTGGTATTCAAAAACTTGTTGTTGCTTCTTCAGAAAATCTTTATACCATCGCACTTCTTGATGGTCAAGGATACGTTTGGACATGTGGATACAATGGATATGGTCAATTGGGTGATGGCACTACAACGAATAACAGTAACTCTTCAACAATTACAAGAAGAACATCATGGACTGGTGCTGCACAAATTGTAAATGTATGGGTAGATATTGATGATGGTGGATATGGGCATATTTGGTATAGAACTCAGAATGGAAATACTTATGGTGTTGGTTATGATGGTCATTACAATTTAACTACAGGTTCTGCACCATCTTCTAGAACATCTCCAAACATTATTCTTGGTCCAGGAAATACTTCAACACAAGCACTTACAAATATTGTTTGTATGTCTTCTGCTGGTAGATCGGGTGGCACGACACAACACTTCCTTGATCAAAAGGGTTATGTCTATGCAACAGGTTGGAATGGATATGGTGTTGGTGGAATTGGTAGAGATTCTACAATCGCAAACAATAATGCAAGGCACCAACAAAATGGACAATCACAATACGCTGTTGCAAGAAAAATCCATGCTCCATATTATATGGCAAATCCAATGACAGCATATGATTCTCATCCTTGGGGTGGGTCCGCTTGTATAGATATAAGTAGCACAGGAGATTATGAGGGAACTCTTGGAGTGAATCATAATGTTAGAAGTCAAACCTTATTTGATAATGGAGAAGTAATGCAAACAGGACGTAACTATGACTGGGGATTCGCTTCTTATCGTGGAACCGTTTATGGGACAGTTCCATCATTGAATTGGGCAGGTTAAGGAGGAAACAAAATGGCTATCAATACTGAAAGAAAAATTATATCCATTAATTCAGCATATGATGCAATGAACTGGCCCGATATTGGTCTTCCAAAGGAACCTCCTATTATTGGTATCAGAACCGATTATGTATGTTGTTATATTTTTGATGAGGGTGGTGAAAAGATTGGAGAAGAAATGCAAAAAACTGAAATTGAAGTCAGAGACCCAGATTTTCAGATTGAGCCTGAGGTTATTTTATTACTTAGATCTGGCAACATGATTGGAGTTGCTAATACAACAATCGTTGCACAAACATCTCCAAATACAGAACAAAGGAGTTATTATTCGATTCATCCAAACTATACAATGGATATTTTGAAAACCGCATTTTATATTCCAGATGTGGATGCGATTATGGATCCAGATAATCCAGAACAAGAAAGATATAGTGGTGATTTGGAAATACTTTCTAATACAACTGAAGAAGAATTATTTGATATAAGATTTGAAACTTCAGAGTCACTATCTGAATCTTTAGGTGATGATTATTGTCGTAGAATACTACAGCGTAATCCTAATATTAGGGATAAATACTTTGAAGACCCAGAATATCTAAACTACTTGGGTATATCAACAACTCCTTCCAGTGAAGAGCAAACTATTTTACAAATAACAAAAGTAGAAGATATACCACCACCATCTGATCCTAATGATATGATTAACTTTACTAGATGGTCTCCAACTTCATCTCCAGAATAACAATAATCTATGGAAAAGCTAACTAGTCTTGCTAATAATTTAACTCTAAATTACCGTGGAGAGTGGAGAGAAGGAGTTTCTTATACTAAAAATGATGTTATAAGAGTTAATGGTGCCGCTTATATTTGTAAAACCGATAAGTATGCTGAAAATAATTTATATGGTGAAAAATATAAACCAGAAAATGATACGCAGGGATGGGATAGATATTCCTCTGGTTATATGTGGACTGGTCAGTGGATGGAGAATGGAACTTACTATCCAGGAGATGTAGTAAATTATAATGGCGATCGTTATGTTTGTATGAAGCATGGTAGGATGATTCATCCTATCTACGAAAGAACATCAGCAACAACATATTGGCAAAGAATTAGTGCTAGTTCAAATCAGAATAAAGAAAATAGAATCCTACAATTTAATAATCGCAACCCTATGGGTTGGAATGATAGAAATATGGGGCATATTCCTGGAAGAATAGATAATGGTGCTTTATCTAACCAGGGATATTCGTTTATTAATGGTGAGTTTGAAGCAGTTCATATAGGTCGCCATAGTAGCTATGGATATGGTGGGTCTGAATATGGAGTTGGTGCGTCTCAACATAATCCAGCTGAATCAACATTCCAGTGGTGGGACCACTATGATAATTATAGAAACTCTAGTGTAACTCAGGGTACAACTTGGTCAAGACCAAGATGTATTCAAATCGTTGGTGATGACCAACACATGTATGGATTCTTATTTGATAATGGAGAAGTTTTCTGGGCTGGTTGGATGGGTTCAGGGGAGCATGGTGATGGTGGAACAACTAACAGATATTATTCGAGAAGAGTTGGTCGAACAAACAATACTGGTGGTGGTTTCGATTATAACCAACAAATTCAACAGTATCAGGCTTCTCAAGGGAGTAGAGGTCAGGGATTTTTAAGGGATATTCAGGCAATTAAGATTGGAACAAGTTCTTCGTCTAATGCTAACAACTCAAGTAGTGTTAATGGTGCTCTGGATATTGATGGTCGGCTATGGACTTGGGGATATAACGGATACTCTGGACTAGGTAGAAACTTTAGGTATAATAATAACTGGTTTAATAGCTATGTTCCAGCTAGAATTCCTCAGCAATATTTTGATAACCGAAAACTTTTAGATTTTTGGTTAGCTGGTGGTAACTATCAGTATGGGTTTGCTCAAGATGAAGATGGCAATCTATGGGGTTGGGGATGGAATGGTAATGACCAACTTGGTGTTGGTAATGACCAATACACTGGTGCTCCAAGAAAAGTTTTATATAATTGGGAAAAGCATGGCGGAATTAAAAAAATAGCAACTGCTGGATATAATACTTACTATACTACAGTTGTCCTTACAAATGATGGTGTTTTGCACATGGCTGGACTTCTTAATTGGATTGGTTCCAACCTTTATAGTTCTGGTTCATACGATGGGGATGAGCCAAATGGTGGAACAGGATTTTCTCCAATGCAAAAAGTTTGGTGGGATAGAGCTAGATCTCTTGAGGTGTCAGGATCTGGTCTTAGGAGCTTATGGAATATTACAGACTTATACAATGATGTTGAAGATTTTTGGCTAAGTAATGACCAGAATAATCCAAGATTGTTTATTAAACAGAGAAGTACGGGAATGATTTATGGTGTTGGTGTGCAATCTTACCATAGATTTACTTCACTTGATCAACTCCTGGCAGAAAACCAAAATACTGGTGATTTTCCATGGTCAAACACAAATCTTCAATACCCAGTTCCAGTTTATAGTGGTTCTAATGATGTTATTGATATTAGTAGAGTTGGTACTGGAAATGATGAATGGAGACTTGGATTATTCCTAACTTCTAACCAAAGATGTCTTACTATCGGTGGTAATACCACAACAGATCCAGGTAGAGCAAAGGGTGTCAGTTTTAGAAGTGGCCGTCAAACAATGGATAACCGAAACAAACTTCCATGGGAATTTGATGCTACTCAGTCCGCAGGCAACTTGCAAGCAAACTGGTTCTCAGCCATTGCATCAATACAAGGATCTCAGGGTGATGGATGGTGGGCAATTTGTCAGGATGATAGACTATTTTATGTTGGTAACCAAACTTGGCCTGCTTCATTCGATCCTGGAAGATACTCCACTCAATCGTCCGTACATTCTTATAACTTATCCAGGGTTGCAACCTGATACTTGTAAAACCCATATATATTTGGTATAATTGATAATAACCTTAGTTGAAGTGTATGCATTTTGCAAAAATTGCTTTAGATAATGGTGGTAGTATTCATCCTTTAATCATTCCTTCTTATCTTACAAATGGCACGGGATTAATGAATCCTTCCATTTACAATGATAATGGTAAGTTAATGGTAAATCTTCGCCATGTGAACTATACATTCTACCACTCTGAAAAGAAAACTTTTCAGCATCAGTGGGGTCCTTTGACTTATGTGCATCCTGAAAATGATATGCACCTAAGGACTACGAATTATTATTTGGAGTTGGATGATAGTTTAAAAATAACGAGAGTCAATAAGATTGATACTTCTGAGTTAGATAAAGAACCTCTTTGGGATTTTGTTGGTCTAGAAGATGCTAGACTTTTCCGTTGGGGAGGAGACTTGTATATTTCTGGTGTAAGAAGGGATACAACAACAAATGGTCAGGGAAGAATGGAACTGTCCAAGATTGTTGTTGGAGAAGATTATGTCAAAGAGGTTTCAAGAGTTCGTATTGAACCACCCAAAGATCCTAATTCTTATTGTGAAAAGAATTGGATGCCCATTCCCGATATGGATTGGCACTATGTAAAGTGGTCAAATCCTACCGAAGTTGTCAAGGTTAATCCTACTGCAGGGACTTCTGAGACTATTGCTCTCACTCAAATGGTGGATATCCCCAGAGATGTACGTGGTGGTTCTCATGTGCTTCCCCTTGGAGACAATTATTACTTCGCTCTTACACACGAAGTTGATTTGTTTAAGAGTGAAGTTGGTAGAAAGGATGGATTGTATCGTCACAGATTTCTTGTATGGGATAAAAATTGGCAGATACAAGGATTCTCTAAAGACTTTTCTTTCATGGATGCCCATGTTGAATTTTGTACGGGCATGTGCTACTATAAAGGTGACTTACTAATGACTTTTGGATTCCAAGATAATGCCGCTTATGTGCTGAGAGTTTCTCCTCAGGTTGTAGAAGATTTTATTGCTGGAAAGTACGATGAAGAGAACTGATATTATTCAATCCCTAATTGATAAAGTTAAAGCAAAAAAGTATCTTGAGATTGGTGTCTCTGCAGGAGAGAATTTCAGGGAAATCAAATGCGATTATAAGGTTGGTGTCGATCCTGAACTGACTTCTCCAGCTACAATTTTTGCAACTTCAGATGATTTCTTTGAAAAAAATACTGAGAACTTTGATGTAATTTTTATCGATGGATTGCATCATGCTGACCAAGTATATCGTGACATAATAAATTCACTAAAGATTTTGAATCCTGGTGGATACATTGTCTGCCACGATATGAACCCAGAACTGGAAGAGCATCAGGTTATTCCCTTCCGTGGTGGGATTTGGAACGGAGATTGTTGGAAAGCATTTGTAACTCTGAGACAAGAAAGAGATGATCTTTCTATGTGCGTTGTGGATGCTGATTATGGATGTGGAGTCATTCAAGTTGGCAAACAAGAAAAGTTAGTTTTTGATAATGCATTTCAGAAATTAGACTTTGCTAATTTTTCTAGAAATAGAAAGAAGTGGTTGAATTTAATTACTCCTGACCAGTTTGCATCGAAAGTATTAATGAAAAACACAGAAAACGATATTGTTGATGAGTCATATCTAATCAATCTTCTGGAAACTTATATTCAAAATCCAGATGATCCTGAGATTAACTATGAGTTGGCTATTTTCTATGATGAAATTGGGCAGACTGCTGCTGCAATGTCATATTATCTGAGAACTACTGAAAGGTCTGATGATAAACTACTTCAGTATGAGTGCCTTATTCGTGCTTCGATGTGTTATGACAAACAAGGAACTCGTAAATTTACTGTTAAGGGTTTGATTCAGAATGCAATCACAGTTATCCCATCTCGCCCTGAAGGTCATTTTCTTCTTGCGAGATACTATGAACGCTCTGATCAGGATGGAAGTTGGAAAGATTGTTATCTAACTGCTTGTGTTGCTGAAGAGTTTTGTGATAGGAATCCACCACCACTACGCACTAAGGTAGATTATCCAGGATTTTATGGAATTCTATTTGAGAAAGCCATATCATCTTGGTGGTGTGGTCTATGTGATGAGTCTCGTGATATGTTGCAGGACTTGCTTGACAACTATGAACTTGATGAAGTGCATCGCCAAGCAGTTATTTCTAATCTTGAAAAACTCACTGGTGATAAATCATCTGGATTACCAAAGTTGAATTGGTATTCTAAAAAGAATCATGGTAAATTAAGATTTAAGTTTAAAGGTTCTAAAGAGGTTGAAAAGAACTATGCAGAATCTTATCAGGATATGTTTGTTCTTTCCATGCTCAATGGTAAGAAGAATGGAACATACCTTGAAATTGGAGCAGGCAATGCTTTCTATGGAAACAATACTGCATTATTAGAAACAAAATATGGATGGAACGGTGTTGCCCTTGATATTGATGAAAACTTTGTTAATGCCCATAATCAGGAGAGAAAGCATACATGCTTACTCAAAGATGCCCTCAAAGTCAATTACGAGCGGTTCCTGAATGGGTTAGACATGCCAACCGATATCGACTACCTACAACTTGATTGCGACCCTCCTGAGGTCACCTACAAGATACTCCTGACGATGCCTTTTGAGACTCATCGCTTTGCTGTCATTACTTATGAGCATGACTACTATTGTGATGAGACAAAATCTTTCAGAGATAAGTCTCGAAAGTACCTTGAGTCTTTTGGTTATAAATTAGTTGTAGATAATATTTCACCCGATGATAATAGACCTTATGAAGACTGGTGGGTGCATCCAGAATTGGTTGATGAAAAAATCATTCAGAAAATGATTTGCGTTGATGGTGAAACTAAAAAAGCTGAAAAGTACATGTTAAATTCTCTGTAATCTTATGTCTATACCTGTAATTGGAGTACCTGTTGTTAATAGTACATTCTGGGTTAGTCGTTTACTCATGAGCATCGACTATCCTGTCGATGAAGTATTCATTGTTAATAATAATGGTCGAGGAGAACTTGATGAAGACTTGGATAAACTGGCAAGTATCAAGCATAAGTATGTGAAAAAAGTTAAGGTTGCCCACCTTCCTGGCAATCTTGGAGTTGCTGGATCTTGGAACTTGATTATCAAGTGTTATCTGATGTCCCCCTACTGGATTATCTGCAATGATGACGTATCCTTTGGTCCAGGATTCTTAGAAGAGATGGTGAATACTGTCAATTCTGATGAAATGATCGGAATGGTTCATGGTAACAAAGGTGACTATGGTGTTGGTAGTTGGGATTTATTCCTGATTAGAGAAAATATCATTAGGGCATTTGGTCTTTTTGATGAAAATCTATATCCTGCCTATTGTGAAGATGCTGATATGATTATGCGTTTCATGCATCGACCAATTCGTAAAGTTATGGAATTGAATAGTATGTACTATCATGGGTTTGGTGAGAAGCAAGAGTATTACACCCATGGAAGTCAAACTAAAAAGAATGATCCATCTCTGAAAGAAAAACTTGAAGCATCTAATGCAATGAATATTGATTACCTTACTGAAAAGTGGGGTAAAGATTGGAGGATTTGTGGTCCAACTGAATTGCCATTTGAGGGTAAAGAACAATTTATTTCTGCAACAACATTTGATTTGGATTTTGTTCGTAGTAAGCACCTAGGATTCTAATATGAATCAACTATTAAGTGTTAATCCTGAATATAGAAAATCTCAGAGAGTAATCATTGTTGATAATTTCTATAGAGATCCAGATGCTGTAAGAAAATTTGCTCTAGAGCAAGATTTCTTTGATGATGCTGGATACATTGGCAGGAGAACTCGTAAGCAATTTTTCATTCCTGGAACAAAAGAAGCATTTGAAGATCTTCTTGGACAACCAATTATCAAGTGGGAAGACCATGGAATGAATGGTCGCTTTCAGCATAATTGGTCTGGGGAAAAACTTGTTTATCACTGCGATGACCAGACTTGGGCTGGTATGGTTTATCTAACACCCGATGCTCCACCACAATGTGGAACTACCATGTGGAGGCATAAAGAAACTAAGATTCACCATAATTCTCAAATTGATTGGGCAGCAGGTCAAGGTCTTAAAGTCTTTAATCAAAGAACATTTCTTGATAGAACTCCATATGAACCAGTAGATGTTGCAGGAAATGTCTATAACAGATTAGTTCTTTTTAGTGGTGGAAATATTCACTCAGCATCTGAATATTTTGGAGACTGCCTTCAAAACTGCCGCTTGTGGCACATGTTCTTTTTTGATTAAATACTTATACAAAAATTATAAAGAAATATGAACTTTACAATCTATTCAAAACCAGGTTGTCCATATTGTGACAAAATTAAAAGCGTAATGAAGTTGACAAAGATGACACATGTGGTGTATACTCTTGACAAGGACTTTACCGCAGAGGAATTTTACTCCGAGTTTGGTGAGGGGAGTACATTTCCCCAAATTGTTGTTGATGATAAAAAATTAGGAGGATGTACTGATACAGTTAAGTTTTTACAAGAGCAAAAAATTGTTTGATGGCGGACATAAATAAAGACATCCACATTAATCGTGGAGTTGAATTTATTCTTAATGGAGGAAAAAGAAAGCAACCCAAAGATTTTCATATTATATTCGAGAAGTTGGTTTGCTTTCTGAGACGGGAAGTAACCATCTACTTTGAGTTTTCCATTAAAGTAAGGAAAAAGTAGTAGTTCCCGAGGGAGAAAAACTATGTTAGCAACTAGTTTAGTTTTCGGTTCTTTTTTAACCGTATTATTTTTTATAGTTGGAATAATGGGAGGATGGGTTGCAAGAGAATATATGATGAACTATCGGGAAATTCCACGACCTCACCCCGAAATGTTTGATGGACAAGGAAATCTAATTCCAGATGAGGTGATTGCATTTAACTTTGAGAACTATCATGACTACGAAGACAACGGCGACGAAGAAGACTGAATCAAAATTTACGGTTAAGAAGGAATCTCCTATTCCCGATCTTCCTTCAAATCCATTTATTTTTGAGATTTTAAGTCTTGCATGTAAGCAAAAAAGTACAGCAAAAAAGGTAGAAGTACTTCAAAAGTATTCTCATCCTGCTCTGAAGACTCTTTTTATTTGGAACTTTGATGAGACGGTTGTTTCTATTCTTCCCCCAGGAGATGTACCTTATGCAGGTACTGATGAACAAACTTCATTCAGCGGAACTCTGTCTGGAAAGATTACAGATGCTGTTTCTAAGATGGGTGAGTTGGGAAGTAGTTCTTTAGGTTCTCAGGACCAGGGACGCTCATCAATTCGTAAGGAATATAATAAGTTTTATAATTTTGTAAAGGGTGGTAACGATGGATTGAGTTCTCTTCGTAGAGAAACAATGTTTATTAACATTCTTCAAGGTCTTCATCCTCTTGAAGCAGAAATTGTTATTCTTACTAAGGATAAAAAACTGACAGACAAATACAAACTCACCAGGGAAGTAGTTTCACAAGCTTATCCTGATATTAAGTGGGGAGGTCGTTCGTGAGTCAGGTTCGTGATGTAGTTGAAGAAACCCACAATACGGAAAAGCATATGGACTATTGGACACCAGCAGAAAAAGAAACCTGTAAGTCACGCTATGGTTGTGATATTTTAATTGAAAATGGTTCATATGCTGATGTCTGTACTAAAGAAGCACCGAATGATGCTTACATCGTAAAGTATATTGTTGATGAGGAAATTTGTTTTGATTTAACTAGAGGATCACGAATTCGTTTGTTTGATATGTACTGGGACAAGTTTCGTGAAAATCTAAAGAGTATTGACTTTGGGTATGGAAGAATCAATCCAAAGTTATGGGGTTATCAAGCACCCAAAACCAAAAAGCGAAAGTGATTTTCTTTTTGGGGTAAAAAATTTCCGCCAAAATTTTTCTTGCGCGAAGGTTTTCATAAATCTTCACGCCTTTTAGTATAATAGAGATACATTTTTGTATCTATTGTTACTATTTCAAAATAAAACTTGACTATATAGTGTGAATAGGGGTATAATAATCCCCTAACGTTCATCCTATGACTAAAGCACTTTTGCTTTTAGCATGGGTTCCACTTCTTTCTATTTCTACGCCTCAACTTGCCAAATCTAATCAAGTGACTATAAGTTGCGACGCAGCGTGGGAACTAATGGACATCGTTAAAAACGACGATGTAGTAGACCAAAGAAAAGAAGACCGATTGCTATCAGAACTCCGAAAGGACGTTATAAGACTTAAGTGCTAAACTGAATAGGACGGAAGTAAGCCGACTCGGAACGGATCGTTCATCTATGGAAACAATTCTCTGGACTTGCATTGAGGCTCAAAGACTTATTAGTAATGTAAAACTAAAAATGGATGAGCCTGCAAGATCTGAACTTATTCAGATCTTTAAAGAAGGATCTCCAAGAACTTGTAAATTCATAGACGCAAAAGCCGACTGAAGGAACGCTCTTTAGCCTCAAAATTAAGGAGAAAACCTAATGTCTAAAGTCGTATATCGTGGTGTCGAATATGATACCGCAGAACGTCCAAATCAAACGTTTAAAATTGAACCCCACGTAGAAATTTATCGTGGTACTATGTTTTACGTTGATGAAAATGGAAACAAACTCTCTATGTCTAAAACTAAGGGAGGTGCAAAATGAACACTTACTTCGTTCGCTATCTCAAACTCAAAGCAAAAAAGGAAAAACTCCTTCATAACGCACAACTGAATATGGCGAAGCAACCACAAGTTGCTTGAAGTAAAGGAGGGTTGATTCCCTCCTTTTTTTATGTTAAAATATTGAAAGAGAATAGTATCTTATGGATAAAGACAAACTAAAACTTATTGTCCGTAATCTAGAACTCTTGGTTGATTCTCTGAAAGCAGAAGTTTATTCTGATGTATCTGCATATTCTTATACAAATCCAGAAGTCAGAAAAAGACCAATGTTAGATTACGACGAAATTTTTGAGGATTCTGATTTAGATGACTAATAGGGCAAGAAAAATGATGAAATTGCTCCGTAGATTGATTAAACAAGAGCATTTATATTCTGCTGAGCAATTGATTGAAATGAAATCACAATTAAGGATTCTGGAAGAAGAACTTTCAGAACTCGAAGCAAAAACATCAAAAGGATTTGGAAAGAAATGACAGTAAAACTCATTAGCGTGACCCCAGATGCAGAAAAAACAATGGCATATGTTGCTAGAGTTAGCAACCCTGCGAATCAAGACAACGAAAACTATGCCAAGTTGCTTGCTTATTGCATTAAGCATAATCATTGGTCTGTTTTTGAGCAGTCTTTTATGACTCTTGAGATCGAAACAAATCGTGGTATCGCAGCTCAAATTTTGAGGCACCGTTCTTTCACATATCAAGAATTTTCGCAGCGTTATGCAGATTCTTCTTTGTTGAGCGATTATATTCCTGTACCTGAACTTCGTCGTCAAGATACCAAGAATCGTCAGAACTCTATTGACGACATTTCTGAGTATGAGAAACTGACTCTACAGAGTAAGATTCAAGACCATTTTGCACACTCTATGCAACTCTATAAGGAACTTCTTGCTCATGGAGTAGCAAAGGAGTGTGCAAGGTTTGTACTGCCCTTAGCGACGCCTACACGCATTTATATGTCGGGATCATGCAGGTCATGGATTCATTATATCAATCTTCGTTCTGCAAATGGAACTCAGAAAGAACACATGGATATTGCTCTTGAGTGTAAGAAAATATTTACCGAACAATTTCCATCAGTCTCAGAAGCGTTAGAGTGGAATAAATAATTTTACTCTTAAATGTTCAAAGATGTCTGTCAAATATTCTTGGAAAATTCATGCATTGAATTATAATACTGCAGGATTATCTGGTGCAGTTAGTTCTGTAGAATGGATTTACACTGCTACAGAAAAAGTGAATGAAACTACTTTTACTGCTGATGAAAGAGGTACTCTAGAATTGCCTTCAGCTGCTGAAGATGATTTTACTGAGTATTCTGATTTAACTGAGGAACAAATTATTTCTTGGGTTGAGACTTTAATTGGGGAAGAAGAGATTGCGAATAAGCAATTCAGATTATCTTCTATAATTGATGCTCAAAAATCAGCATCAACAACCGAAAAGTATGATACTTTACCTTGGGAATCTCAAGAAGTTGTTGATGTGGAAACAGTAGAAGAGTAAAACTTTCATTCTAAATAAATTATCTTGATTTCGTAACTTTATGGCGACTTATCCTGTTATTAACAAAACCACTGGCGAACAGAAAGAAGTGGAAATGAGTATCCACGCCTGGGACCAGTGGAAAAAAGATAATCCAGATTGGGACAGAGATTGGTCTGACCCATCAACTTGTCCTGGCGCTGGAGAAGTTGGTGAGTGGAGGGACAAACTTATCAATCGCAATCCTGGATGGAATGATGTGCTTGCAAAAGCAGCAAAAGCTCCTGGTTCTACTGTAAAGAAACTCTAATGGCAAGAAGAAAAAGAGGCAATGACATCCAACCTATTGGTGTTGGTTTGACTGCAAAGCAAATGAAGAGGAGAAAGCCTCTAAGTTCTGATTACTTGGTCGATATTGAACCAATTACAGATAATCAGAAAAAGTTTTTTGATTCCTATCAAGATGAAAAGCATTTAGTTGCTTATGGATGTGCTGGAACTGGTAAAACTTTTATTACTCTTTATAATGCTTTAATGGATGTTCTTGATGAAAGAACCCCTTATGAAAAAGTTTATATCGTTCGTTCTCTTGTAGCAACTCGTGAGATTGGATTCCTTCCTGGATCTCATGAAGATAAAGCAGACATTTACCAGATTCCTTATAAGAATATGGTGAAGTATATGTTCCAGATGCCTTCTGATGCTGACTTTGAAATGCTCTATGGCAATTTGAAGTCACAAGAAACTATTAAGTTCTGGAGCACTTCATTCCTCCGTGGAACAACTCTTGATAATGCTATCGTCATTGTTGATGAATTCCAAAATCTAAACTTCCACGAACTCGATTCTATTATTACTCGTGTGGGTGAAAATACCAAAATTTGTTTCTGTGGTGATGCTACTCAATCAGACTTGCAAAAAACAAATGAACGTAATGGTATTGTAGATTTTATGAACATCTTGCGTAAAATGCCTTCTTTTGATATAATTGAATTTGGTGTAGAAGATATTGTTCGTTCTGGACTTGTTAAAGAATACATCATCGCAAAAATGGAAGCAGGTATGTAATGTTCAAACATGTTGATGTGACGCTCCCTGAACTTGAAAGGGAGACTATAGATGGTGTTCGTTATTATAAAGTTCCTGACGAAGAAGAACTTGTACGACTGGTCTCCATCACTTCGGTGACCAGTCATTTTAATAAAGAAATCTTTATTAAGTGGCGTAAAAAAGTTGGTGAAGAAGAAGCAGAGCGTGTCACAAAAGCGGCAACAAGTCGTGGAACTGATATGCACCTTCTTGTGGAACATCATCTCAAAAATGAAGAACTACCAGAAGTTCAACCAATCTCTGATTTTCTTTTTAAGATTGCAAAAACTGATTTAAATCGTATAAATAATATTTACGCCCTTGAAGGGTCCCTATATAGTAAGCAACTAGGCATTGCTGGGACAGTTGATTGTATTGCCGAATATGACGGCGAGTTAGCGATAATCGACTTTAAGACTTCTAAAAAACCAAAACCACGCGAGTGGATTGAACATTATTTTGTTCAGTGTATGGCATATGGTTGTATGCTCTACGAACTGACTGGTATTTCAGTCAAAAAACTTGTAATCATTATGGCTTGTGAAAATGGAGAATGCGTCGTCTATGAAGAACGAGACAAATCAAAATACATCAAACTTCTCACAGAATACATTAGAAAGTTTGTTAGAGATAAACTGGAACTCTATGGAACCAAATAAAGAATTAGAACAGGCAATAGAAAGTAAATTTTTAACCCCTTCCAAGTTTGCTCTTGAGATTGAGAAAATTGTTGCTGAAGAAAATCTGAATTATATTGATGCTATTTGTCACTATTGCGAAGTCAATAGTCT